TGGATTAAACGGTGGTTATTCAACAGAAAACGGTACGGTAAACTTTGGTGCTGGATATGAAGAAGATAACCAACGTGCAGTAAATCAATTAACTGAAAATGAACAACAATGGGGTGTTTGATTAAATTAAGGAGTTATTATGGCTTTACCAAAACTTGATGTGCCAACATATGAATTAGAACTGCCACTATCAAAAAAGAAAATTAAATATAGACCGTTTCTTGTTAAAGAACAAAGAAACCTTTTAATGGCTTTAGAATCTGGTGAAACATCATCAATTCAACAGAATGTAAAAGATATACTTTATAACTGTACCTTAACAGAAGGTGTGGAGATTGATAAACTTCCTATTATTGATGTGGAGTTTTACTTTATCAATCTTCGTGCCAAATCAGTAGGTGAAGTTATCGAAGCCAAGTACAAATGTAATAATGAGGTTGATGGTAAAGTCTGTGGTAATACCATGGAAAAAGAAATCAATCTACAAGATATTAGAGTAACACAAGATAAATCTGTTAGTCCTGAGATTCAACTGACACCAAGTATTGCCATCAAACTCAAATATCCAGAGTTTGGTTTGGTACAAGATTCATTAAAATATGACAATGTAACTGAAACAACATTCAATATGATTGCTTCGAGTATCGAATACATCTATGATGGTGAACAGTTCTTCTATGCTACTGAGGCACAACCAGGTGAGTTACTAGAATTTGTAGAAGGTATGAACCAAGAACAATTCTCTAAAGTAGAGGAGTTCTTTAATAATCTTCCAAAATTAAAAGAAACAATTGAGATACAATGTGGTAAATGTGGCTTTGTCCACAAAATTGAAGCCGAAGGACTTGAAAGTTTTTTCGGCTAACACTTCGTCATGACAATTTAGCGAATTATTATAAGACTAACTTTTCTTTGATACAACATCATAAGTATAGTCTTACAGAACTTGAGAATATGATGCCTTGGGAACGGGACATTTATGTTTCCATGTTGATTGCGTATATTGAAGAAGAGAATCAAAAAATACGAGAAAGACAGAAACGGTAATAAATGGATTACGGTAGAGCCCAAGACATTCGAAAACAAGGTCTTATATCACTCTTAACAGATAAGTTAATATCTGGTGAGGGTGTTGGTTCGTCTGTAGGTTCTGCTTTATCAGAAAGAACTCAAGCCACATTCACAGGTATCAAAGAGAAATTTGATCCTCTCAATATAGCCAAAGTGTTAAGTTTTGGTTCTAACTTTGCTCCTGCTTTACTTGGTCGAATGACTGGTAGAAGCACACAAGACATTGCTCATTTTGCTGGTGATAATAAAAAGAAAAAATTAAAAAAAATACCAGGAATGAGAACTGAGAGTTTCAAAGAGTCGATGAATGAACTTCTTGGTTTAATTTATCGTTCAATTGTTCGTGCTGATGAAGATAGAAAACTTTATGCTGAACTAGAAAAAAATAAAATTGAAGAAGAAAATTTGGAAGATGATAAAAGAAATCAAGCATTAATTGAGGCTTTAACTGGTAGAAAAAAAACTAGAACACAGAAAAAAGCCGAAAGAAGAAAAGAAAGAAAACAGGAAAAGAAAGAAGAAGTAGAAGAACCAAAAGTGGTTACTAAACCAACCACCACAACAACTACAATTCCTGAAAAAGTTACTGAAGCACCATACAAATCTTTAGTTAAAAGAAGTATTACACCAACAGCAACCAAAGTTGGTGCTGGTGCTGCGATTGTTGGTGCTGCAAGTGGTGGTATTTTAGTTGGTTCAATCAAAGATGTTATTGCTAAAGAAGAAGGTGTTGCCACTAAAGCATATTGGGATCCAAAAGGCCAAAAAGAAAAAGTTTCTATTGGTTATGGACATCAAATTACAAAAGAAGAATATAATCAAGGTTTTCTTCAAATTGGTGATGAACAGGTTCCAATTAAAGGTGAAAGGGGTATTGATACAAAAATATCAAAAGAACAGGCTAAAACATTATTAGAAATTGATTTACCAAGATATCAAAAGAGAGCATCTGATCCATTAGGATCTTCTTGGAACAAACTGAATGACGACCAAAAAACAGCATTGGTTTCTTATGCTTATAATGTTGGCAGTACAAGTAATCTAGTAAAAGCTGGATTAAAAGATGCAATCGATTCTGGTGATATGCAGTTGGCTGCTAAAATTATCCGTGAAAAAGGTATCAAAACAGCCAACGGTGTTTATAATAAAGTACTGGATGAAAGGCGTCAGAGAGAGGCTTCTTTATTTGAAAGAACACCCACTTTACAAAAAGTTGCAAATGTTCCTACACAAACAGGAAATACCATAGACACCAAATCTAAAGAAAACAAAGATTTGAAGAAAGAAACAGAATCACCCATGTCAGTAGATAAAATAGTAAATAATACTAATGTAATGAATCAATCCGCTTTAAATAATATCAAACGTGAAAAAGAAGATGATTCAAATGCTTATATTAAAAAGGTAATGTTAGGATGAACTACCAACAAGCAAAACAAATAAGAAACAAATCTTATATTTCTGGTATAACGGAAAAATTAATTGCAGGCAATGGCCTGGCATCAGCCGTTTCTAAAACATTATCTGAAAAATCAAAAGCTCGTAATGTTGGATTAAAAGAAAAATTTGATCCTTTAAATATTGTTAAGTTTATGACTGGTGGTTCTAAACTGGCACCTGCACTACTTGGTCGTATGATGGGTAGGAATCAACAAGATATCAAATATTTCTCTGGTGCAGGTAAAACTAAAGACACCGGTACAACAACAAAAATAGAAAAATTAGAAACTGATAATCAAATTCTGGATACATTATATAAAATTTATGAGTATATGAAAAAAACTCATGATGATGAAGTTAGTCAAAGAGAAAAAATTGCCAACTTTAAAGAAGAACAACAATTAGAAAAAGAAAAAAGACATAAAGAATTACTTTCAGCTATTACTGGTAGCAAAACTACAAAAGTTACAGCAACACCAGTAAAAGAACCAGAAAAAGAAGGTGGTTTGTTTGGTAACATATTCAGTACAGTCGCATCGATGATTGCAGCCGCTATTGCCGGTGTTAGTGCATTAGTAAGTTCATTATCAGCAATGGTTAATGGTATTGTATCTGGTTTTAAAGGTTTACCAACATTAATGAATATTGCTAAATTCTTTCTTACTAATCCTATTGGTATTGGTTTATTGGCTGGTGTAACACTATTAACATTATTGAATAAGCAAACTGAAGAACAAGCAGCAGAAACAAACAAAGGCCTACAAACTGCGTTAGGTGGTTCTTCTGTTGAGGCAAAAAACCAATTAGAAGCCAATAAATCTTTTGAAGATTTAAGTCCTGAAGATAAGAAAAAAGAGAAATCCAGAATTGTTAAGTTGAATGAAGCATTGAAAGATGCTCCAACGGCCACAAAATTCTTTCAATATAATGTTCCACAATATTTGAAATCAAAAGGATATTCAGCTAGTGAAATTGATGAGTTGATTACACCAGTTCAAGATAGAGTTAAATTCCAAGGACCAGAAAATGATCCAACAAAAATGAATTTGACTCCAAAGACAACCATTGAAGCAAAACCTATGGATGTACCTGCTGGAAACAAATTAGAAACTTTACCTGAAGCACCACCAACAGAAAAATTAAATTCAAAAGTTAAAGAATCTATGGAATTAAATTTGGCTGCTGCAATACCAAAGTCGGTGTCAGAAGCTCAAACAATCAACAATACTAATGTTGTAAATACAAATAAACCGATGGCACAGAAAAATCCATTACCATCGGTTCGTAACACAGAAAAATCATTTTCAGAAATGATATTCTATTCAACTAGAGTAGTTTAATCTTTTACCAATTCATAGTCGGATTTAGAAACACCACACTCTGGACAACATACATCGTCCGGTAAACTGTTATAATCTTCTACTGATAGAATGTGGCCACAAACCACACAACGGTAATATTCTTTCATTATAGTGCCTCCAATACTTTTTGATATGCTTCCGCATGACGTTTTTCTACTTTACCCAATGCAGCAAATCTTTTCTCTGCTTTCTTTAATACTTCGGCAAATTGTTCTGCATGTTCTTTAGATTCTGCAATTTGAATTTGTGCTTCAATCTCCGCCTCTCTATGTCCTTCTTGTTGTGCTTGATATAAAAAGTTTGGATACATCGTGGTGAATTCATAGGTTTCACC